CCCACAAACAGCTTTGATTTCTATGAAGTCTACTCAACTTAAAGTTAGTAGAAAATGGAACTCAATGATGATGGGTATCAAGATGCAAGGTAAAAACGGTTTATTCACACCGCCTACTTATAGCCACATTTATAAACTATCAACCGTTCAGATGTCTAATGACAAAGGAACATGGTTTGGTTGGGATGTATCTAAAGTTGGTCCTGTAACAGACAAAGCTGTATATGATATGGCTAAATCTTTTGCAGAATCAGTAGGTAAAGGTGAAATCCAAGCTAAGCACGGATCAGAAGAAACAACAAAAGGTTCTTCGAACTACTAACCAGTATCCTAGGTAGTGGGCGTCTAAGCGAGAGTGGCAACGCCCACTTTTATTTTGTATGATAGAAAGATTTAAAAATATATTTTATGGATTAGACCGTGCACATGGTGTCACTTTAGTTGGTGAATCAAATGGCGATGGTAACAAAGTTAAAGGTAAATCGTTTGTTAAACGAGAACCCGTTACAGATGAGTTGTGGCAAAAGCATTTAGATGGTGCTGACAGTTTAGGTATTATACCAATTAATGATGATAACAAATGTAAATGGGGATGTATAGACATTGACTCTTACGCAGAGTTTGATCACAAAAAATTAATTAATAAAATAAAACAATTTCAATTACCACTAGTAGTATGTAGATCAAAGTCTGGTGGCGCTCATGTATTTTTATTTACAGAAGATTATGTATCAGCGGGTTTGATGCAAGATAAATTAAATGAGATTAGATCTGTATTAGGTTATGGTGGATCAGAAGTATTTCCTAAACAAAGAGAATTAAAATCAAAAGATGATACAGGAAACTTTTTAAATTTACCATATTTTAATTGTGGTCAAACAACAAGATACGCCTTTATGGAGGATGGTGAAGCTGCTAGTATAGATGCTTTTTTTGAACTCTACGAAAGATATAAACAACAAGACATCAAAACAATAGAAGTTAAAAGACCAGAGACTCCATACTCTGATGGACCACCATGTATTGAACTAATGGCAGAAAATAAAATTGGTGAAGGTGGTAGAAACAATGCTCTATTTCATTATGGGGTGTATGCAAAATCTAAATGGCCAGATAATTGGAAATCAAAAGTAATAGTATTTAATGAGACTGCTATGCAGCAACCATTATCCGATACAGAAGTAAATATAATTACAAAACAACACGATAAAAAAGAATGGGGTTACAAGTGTAATGACCAACCTATGTGTAGTTTGTGTGATAAAAAATTATGTAAGAAAAGAAAATTTGGTATAGGTCAAGAACCAGTGTTTCCAAGTCTAACAGATTTACAAGTAGTTAATCTGGAAGAACCTTACTATTATATGAATGTAGATGGAGATAGATTATATTTAGACTCAGCAAAACATTTAGCTAATCAAGTTTTATTTCAAGAAGAATGTATTAAACAATTAAGAATAAATCCACCAACAGTAAAAGTTGGTGATTGGAAAAAAGTTACAACTGCATTACTAACTAATGCAGAAATCACAGAACCTGCAGAAGGTACAAGTACAAAAGATATTTTAAATAATTACTTAGAAGATTATTGTGTAAACAGAATACAAAAAGACGACTACGAAGACTTACGTAATGGTGGTACTTATACTAAAGAGGGCTTTCATCACTTTGTATTTGATAACTTTTTTAATAATTATTTATCAAGAAAACATTGGAGAGTTCCATATCAAAGAACATCACAGATGTTAAAAGATGATCTAAATTGCACAACTAAACGTGTAGGTAAAACAAAACTATCCGTATTTGTTGTAGCTAGATTTGATAAGAAAACAGAAACATATAAACCAAAAACATTTAAAAAGGAGAATTATTGATAGCAGCCATGGATTTAGCAGCAATAACAATGTTTACTGCTTTGTGGATTTATCTTCATTTAAACATATGAGACATGTAATATACGGACCACCGGGTACAGGTAAAACACATACTTTACTAGGACACATAGAAAAGTTTCTAGCTAACACACCACCAGATAAGATTGGTTATTTTACATTTAGTAAGAACGCTGCACAAGAAGGTAAACAAAGAGCAGTAGATAAATTTAAACTGTCTTACAACGATGTACCATACTTTCAAACTCTACACTCATTTTGTTTTAATCAACTTGGTATAAACAGAAACCAGGTAATGCAACCAAAACATTACAAAGAACTATCAGAAAAAATGCAAATAGAATTAGAAGGTGCAAGACAAGATGAAGACTACGAGGGTATATTTTATTCTCCAGATCCATACATACAGTTAATAAATTTAGCACGATCAAAAGAAATGGACCCAATAAAATTTTATCATTTAAATAACAATTCAAAAATACAATTAAGTAAACTAGAAATTATAGTTGAGGAATTAGAAAACTACAAAAAACAGAACGGACTAATTGATTTTCCAGATATGTTAGAAAAATTTATAGCAAGTGGCGAAGCACCAAAACTTAGAGTTATGTTTGTTGATGAAGCACAAGATTTAAGTTTAGTACAATGGAAATTAGTTAAAAAGATAGAAGAGAAATCTCAAGACTCATATATATCAGGTGATGATGACCAGGCCATATACAAATGGAATGGTGCACACGTTAGTACATTTATAAATCTAGAAGGTGAAAGAACCGTGTTAGATCAATCACAAAGGGTTCCACAAAAACCTTTTGCATTAGCAAATAAAATAATAAAAAAAGTACACAATAGAGTAGAAAAAGAATGGCTACCAAAACAAGAAGAAGGCTCTGTTGACTATTGCAGTGATCTTCATGAAGTAGATTTTTCACACGGTAGATGGTTAGTATTAGCACAAGCTAATTATATGTTAGCAGGTATTGGAAACATACTAGATGAAAAAGAATTATATTGGCAAAGAAGAAACGCTATACCAAGAGTAAAAAATATTCATGAGGTAATACAAAAATGGAATGATTTACGAAAAGGTGTACCTCTTCACTACAATGATATTAAAAAAATTGCTGCTAAGATGACTAAAGATAACTGGGATCCAAAGTTATTTAAAACAATAATTAAAGATGGTTTCTATGATATTGATACATTAAAAGAAAAGTATGGACTTAAAACAGAATCTGAATGGGATGAAGCATTAGATGAAGTAGGTGACGAAGATATAAAAAAAATAAAAAAGTTAATTAGATCAGGAGAAGATTTAAATAAAAATCCTAGAATTAGTATATCAACTATACATGGCGTCAAAGGTAATGAACGAGAAAATGTAGTTGTAATAACAGACTTGGCTGGTGCAGCATTTATTGATTATGAAAAAGATCCAGATGATACGCACAGATTATTTTATGTTGCCTGCACAAGAACAGAGAAAAATTTATATATAATCGAACCACAAACTAAAAAGGCATACAATCTATGACAAGCAAAGATATATTTGAGGATGCGTTTCCTCAAGACAAACAAATAGGCGGGAGTCACTACAAAGATTTTCACATTCAACCCTACGAATTTATTTCAAAGAATGATCTATCATTCTTTCAGGGCAACGTTGTGAAATATGTTTGTAGATATTTACACAAAAATGGTATAGAAGATTTAGAGAAGATCAAACACTACTGTGATCTAGAAATTAAAAAAATGAAAGATACTAAAAAATGAAACCTGTATTCAAACCTCAAACTGAGTGGCTACCACCAGAATCTTTTCCAGACTTATCAAAGTATAATGAGATTGCAATTGACTTAGAGACTAAGGACCCAGATTTAAAATCAACAGGTTCAGGTTCAGTTATTGGTAATGGTGTAGTAGTTGGAATCGCTGTAGCTGTTGAAGGTTGGTCTGGATATTATCCTATCGCACATGAAGGTGGTGGTAACATGGATAAGAATATGGTCATCAAATGGTTTACAGATGTACTAAAAACATCTGCAATTAAGATATTTCACAATGCAATGTATGATGTATGCTGGATTAGGTCTATGGGCCTTAAAATAGATGGTAGAATAGTAGATACCATGATTGCTGGCTCTCTCGTGGACGAGAATCGCTTTAGATACGATTTAGGTAGTTTGGGTCGTGATTACGTCGGAATCGGCAAAAATGAGGCTGTATTGAAAGAAACTGCAGCGCATTGGGGCATCGATCACAAAGCAGAGATGTATAAACTACCTGCAATGTATGTTGGAGAGTATGCTGAACAAGATGCAGTGTTAACTCTAAAATTATGGCAAGAGATGAAGAAACAGATTGAACATGAAGATGTACAATCTATCTTCGACCTTGAGACAGAATTATTTCCTTGCCTCGTTGATATGAGATTCTTAGGTGTGCGTGTAGATACAGAAGCAGCTCACCAACTAAAGAAAAAATTAGTTGGAGAAGAAGAATCAGCATTACTAAAAGTAAAAAAAGAAACAGGAATAGATATTCAGATATGGGCTGCAAGATCAATTGCCAAAGTTTTTGAAAAACTAAACTTGCCTTACGACGTAACTGAGAAAACAAAAGCACCATCCTTCACTAAAAATTTTTTACAGAACCATTCACATCCGATAGTTCAACAAATTGCACGTGCAAGAGAGATAAATAAATCTCACACAACTTTTATTGATACCATACTAAAGCACTCACATAAAGGTAGAATACATGCTGAGATCAATCAGATAAGATCAGATCAAGGTGGTACAGTAACAGGACGTTTTAGTTACAACAATCCAAACCTACAGCAAATACCGGCACGGAACAAGGAACTTGGACCACTGATCAGATCATTATTTATTCCTGAAGAAGGACACACTTGGGGTTGCTTTGACTACTCACAACAAGAACCAAGATTAGTTACACACTATGCAAGTCTCGATGGACTCTATGGTGTAGAAGAAGTTTTAGATGCATACAATGATGAACCGGATACAGACTTTCATAAGATTGTTGCAGACATGGCCAACATTCCAAGATCACAAGCTAAGACAATCAATCTTGGTTTATTTTATGGTATGGGTAAAAATAAATTACAAGCAGAGTTAGGTGTATCAAAAGAAAATGCTGATGATCTATTTAGAACTTACCATGACAAAGTCCCGTTTGTTAAAATGTTAATGGAAAGTGTAATGCGTAGAGCCCAGGACAGAGGTCGAGTTAGAACTTTACTTGGACGTAGATGTAGGTTTAATTTATGGGAGCCCAACCAGTTCGGGATACATAAAGCATTGCCTCACGAAGAGGCGCTCACGGAACACGGACCAGGGATCAAGCGTGCGTACACATATAAAGCACTTAATAAATTAATACAGGGATCAGCAGCTGACATGACAAAGAAAGCTATGGTTGATTTGTATAAAGAAGGTATCATACCGCATATACAAGTACATGATGAACTTGATATATCTGTCAGTGATAATGCGGACAAGATAAAAGAAATAATGGAGAACGCAGTAGAATTAGAAGTGCCAAACAAAGTGGACTATGAATCTGGACCAAATTGGGGTACAATAAAATGAGGATAAATTATGGCTTATTTAAATGCAAACATACCACCGACTTATGCACAAATAAGAAAGGAATATCTTTATGATCTTAAAAAACATCAGGGAGAAGTTGCTGACTGTATTATCTTTGGTATTAGCGCTCTTACAGGCAGGGCTATATTATTTCATGCTATTATGGAAAACGGTGCAATATTTTATCGCCTGCCAATTAGCGCGTTTATTCAACAGGGATTTGATGCATCCGGAGTGCCCGCAAGAAGACTTGATGAACTACAGCTCTGGAATTGTTTTTCTTATTATCCTTCTGTTCATCGTTGGGATATATTAGACGGACAAGCCGGTAAGTATATCGGAAAAGATAAGAAATGGCACCCAGGAAAATATTTATTTACAGTTGACTTTGCACATCCAGAGTCTAATATACTTGACACTGATCATTCAGAGATTCCGCACGAACACAAGTGCGCTCACATAATTGCACTAGATGATGGTAATTATGCAGCACAACCTAACAATCGATGTATATGGGACATACCTTCTTTTACTGTTAAAGATGATATTCCTGATTGGAAAGTGCAGACTTCTGAGTGGAATGTTGAAGATAGCAGGGCTTGGCGTACAGAAGATACCGACAAGTTCTTCTATGAAATCGAGGAGAAAAAAAATGATTAATAAAATGAAAAGTAAAGCTATGCATTACTGGTCAGACCACAAGATTGAATGTCTTGTAGTTGCTATTTTAATTGTAGCTTACATAGTTAAGTAGAATTATGGAGATAGCCAGGATGAATTATTATGCAACAGGTTTATTGATTGTAATGTTAGTTGTCCTGGCTCTCTGTGGAGGACCAGGTGTCCAATAAACCACTTAACATTGGAGAAGAAGTCGCTGTGCAAATGCCGATGAAAACGGTTGCAAGTTTAATAGGTTTAGTTGCAATTGGCACCTGGGCTTATTTTGGTTTAATTGAAACTCAAAACTCTCATCACACAAGATTACAATTAATGGAAGCTGATCTTGAAAAGAATACAGAGTTTAGAATCAAATGGCCAAGAGGATTAATGGGTTCACTTCCCGCTGATTCTGAGCAGTTCATGCTTATCGAAGATCTGTATAAACAAGTAGAAAAAATGCAACAGACTCAAGAAATGAACATGACAAACAAAGTAAATATAGAATTTTTAATGAAGCAAATGGACAAAGCATTAAAAGATATTGAAAAATTAAAAGATAAACAAAGGGAGTTTGCAAATGGAAACGGTAATTACTAGTGTCGTTGCTCTTTGTATGTTTATAGCAGGTGAATTAAAAGAGCATAGAATACAACAATCAATGAGTGATTGTTTAAAAGGGAAAAGACTTGCAGAACGTGATCAAAATGTTAATGTTCAGTACATGTGTGGTAAGGTACAAGCAGAATTAGAAGACAATATTGATGGTTCTAAATCAATTAAAAAAATTATTACAGAAAAATAATGAATCTATCT